AGTAAGCCCCGGCGTAAGCATCAAGGAAACCGACCTGACTACGATTGTTCCAGCAGTAGCCACCACTCCTGGTGGGTTTGCTGGCTATTTCCACTGGGGACCGGTGGAAGAGGTCACCACCGTCACTAATGAGAAGGAACTGGCTAACATCTTCGGAAAGCCAAGCAATGTAAACTACGCAGACTTCTTTACTGTTGCAAACTTCTTGGCATACGGAAACAATATGCAAGTTGTTCGTGTCACTGGATCGACCGGAGCCAACTCTCAGATCAAGATTGACGGCACGACACACGCTGGTACTCCAAATGTCATCATCAAGAACGACCTACGGAACCGGCGCAAACGCCATATTGTTTGCAGGCAAGTATCCTGGTGTTTTGGGAAATTCCTTGAAGGTTGTTTTGGTCAATGGATCAGGAACAACAGGCGCAACTTTGACCGCTGTTGCCGCAAATCAGGGTCAGACCTACATTGAAATCCATCAAGGCTCAGGAGCCGCTCAAGTAAGGTATTTTTCAAAGGGCGATGACCTGACATTCGTTGACGGAACCACTGTAACTCTTTCTGGAATACAGCGTGATGGATTGGATGTGTCTTCGTCCAATTTTGATTTCTTTGGACAAACCGGCGGCACATCAAATTCACTCAGACTTGTCCTTGATGGATACCTGCCAGTTGGTCAGGCTGCTGGCAGCACACTGACCATAAAGAGTGCATACGCAAAGCAGATTTCCACTACTGCGACCACCACACAGTTTGCCGCTGACAATTCAGGAAGCGGCGATCTTGTTAGCGTGATTGTGCTTGACAAGGACGGAACTCTCACGGGTGTTCAGAACGGTCTTGTGGAGAAGTTTGAGGCTCTTTCTCGTGCTTCTAACGCAAAGAAGGGTGATGGCAGCAGCAACTACTACCGTGATGTTCTGAACGATCAGTCTCAGTACCTGTGGGCACTGTCTGCTGACATTGGTTCCACAACATCCAGGCTGGCAGGATACACACTGTGGACTGCTCTTGGAGTACCGTCTTCGGCAACAACCACGGTTGGTGCTGGTGTAAACTCTGTCTCTCTGAGAGCCGGAAGCGATGTGGCTCCCACGGATTCCATTCGGTGGCAGAACGGCTGGAGCAAGTTTGTTGACGCTGACGGAGTTGATGTCTCCTTGCTTCCTCTCGGAAACGCATCAAGCACACTTGCGCCGATCATTGTTCAGAATGTGTGCGAGAAGCGGCTGGACTGCATGGCATTCCTTTCGCCACGGCAGACCGATGTTGAGAACACACAGTCGTATCAGGCTCTCAACAACATCAAGACCTATCGTGACAGTGTTCTCAACCTGAACTCCTCATACGCCGTCATGGACAGCGGATGGAAGTATCAACTGGACACCTACAACAACATTATCCGCGCCGTTCCACTGAACGGAGACATTGCGGGTCTTGTTGCGCGTACAGAATTCACCAATGATGCTTGGTTCTCACCAGCGGGATACAACCGCGGTCAGATCAAGAATGTTGTGAAGATTCTGTATAACCCTGCATCTGATGCTCACCGCGATGAACTGTACACCCGACAGGTGAATCCAGTGGTTTCTTTCCCCGGAGATGGAGTAATCCTTTTCGGAGACAAGACCATGCAGACCCGCCCATCGGCGTTCGACCGCATCAATGTTCGTCGTCTGTTCATCGTGCTTGAGAAGGCAATTGCCACCGCTTCAAAGTTCTTCCTGTTCGAGCAGAACGATGCGTTCACTCGCGCACAGTTCAAGAACCTTGTTGTTCCGTTCCTGCGAACGGTTCAGCAACGCCGTGGTATCACCGACTTCAAGGTGGTGTGCGATGAAACCAACAACACAGGCGAAGTAATCGACCGCAACGAATTTGTTGCAGACATCTTCATCAAGCCCACTCGCAGCATCAACTTCATCCAGTTGAACTTTGTTGCGACAAAGACTGGTGTTGATTTCAGCGAAGTCGGCGGTTGACGACTAAATAACAACAAGGAGTAATCCATGCCAGTAGATCCAAACAACAACATCTCGGGATTCATTCAGAACTTTGCGGGTGGTGGCGTTCGTACCAACCTGTTCTTGGTGTCTGGAGTAATTCCTGGATACGCCAACGCTCGCGCAATTTCTTTCTTGTGCAAGGCAGCACAGATTCCCGCCTCTTCGCTCGGAGTCATTGAGGTTCCGTACCGTGGTCGGCGCATTAAACTGCCTGGCGACCGTACATTCCAAGACTGGACCATCACGGTCATGTCTGACGCAAACATGAGCCTTCGTTCCGCTTTCGAGGCTTGGAGCACGGCATTCAACAGCCATGTGTCCAATGTGGGAACCACCAATTTCACAAACACAGACCTCATGCCAATGTGGTCGGTAACGCAGTTGCTCCGCGATGGCGAGCCTCTTCGTACCTACAACTTCATTGGGTGCTTCCCAAGCGAGGTTGGTGCAATTGACCTGTCCTACGAAAACAACGATCAGATTGCTGAATTCCCTGTTACAATACAGTACTCGTACTGGGTTGCTGCACAGGGCGGACCCGGCAACAACGCAACAGGAAACGGAAACCTGATCGGAGCAATTCAGCAGGCACTCGGCACGAACATCGGCACTGGTTTCTGAAAACCCCTATTGATAGGATTCTTCATTCATGGCTATCAAACTGTTCGGTTTTGAACTTGTCAAGCAAAAAGGGACTTCTTCGGAGGAAACTCCCAAGAAGTCCATTTCTTTTGTTGCACCTGATCTTGATGACGGAGCAGTGCCAGTTGAAGTGGGTGGATACTTTGGAGCGGTTGTCGATTTTGATGGAACGATAAAGTCAGACATAGACTTGATCAAGAAATACCGTGACATGGCTCTTCATCCTGAAGTAGAGTCTGCCATATCGGACATATGCAATGAAAGCATTGTGTACGATGACACCTTTGCAACAGTCAAGATCGACACCACGAATATAGTTCAATCCAAGTCCATCAAAGACAAGATTGAGGCTGAATTTGAAGAAGTTCTCAGACTGCTGCATTTCTCTCGCCGCGGATACGAGATTTTTCGCAAGTGGTACATCGACAGCCGTTTGTACTATCACATCATAGTTGACGAGAAAAACCGAAAGAAGGGCATTCAGGAGTTGCGTCCTATTGATCCCGTCAAGATACGCAAGATACGCAAGATTACCAAGAAGCCGTTGGACAAGGCTTCACAGACAGGCGTACAAGTGGTTACTGATGTGGAAGAGTTTTATGTGTACAACGAGAGCGAGCCTAACTCAAAGGCTCTTTCTATGGACGGATTGAAAATCTATCCTGATTCTATCTGCTTTGTTCACAGTGGATTGTTTGATGCCTACCACAAGAAGATCATCGGTTATCTGCACAAGGCAATCAAGGCACTGAACCAACTACGCATGATTGAGGACGCAGTTGTGATCTACCGCATCACCCGTGCTCCCGAGCGGCGAGTGTTCTATGTGGATGTTGGAAACCTGCCCAAGCAGAAGGCTGAAGAGTATGTTCGCGGACTCATGCAGCGGTATCGCAACAAACTCATGTACGATCCAAACACAGGAGAGGTGCAGGATTCTCGCAAGCATCTGTCCATGCTTGAAGATTTCTGGATGCCTCGGCGTGAAGGGGGACGCGGTACGGAGATTCAAACTCTTGAAGCAGGACAAAATCTTTCTGAGATGGAAGATGTAAAATACTTCCAAAAGAAACTGTTCCAATCGTTGAATGTTCCTACATCGCGGCTTGAATAAAGCACCGGTTTCAATATGGGTCGTGCTTCAGAGACTTCTGCGTGTGCAGTTGATAATGAAGGGAATAATAAAGGAAGACGAGTGGGAAGAAATTGAACACCGTCTTGCCTTCAAGTTTGCCAAGGATTCGCATTTCTCCGAACTCAAGGAGAGTGAAATCCTCAAAGATCGACTGGCTTCCGCCCGTGACGCAGAGGATTTCGTTGGCAAGTACTACTCCCGCGAGTGGGTTCGCAAGAAGATTCTGCGGCAAACAGAAGACGATGTGGAGCAGATCGACAAACAGATTTCCGCAGAACAGGCAGCAGGGCTGCTCATGGCTCCTGGTCAGGAAGGCGCACCGGCGGGAGAAGTTCCTATGCCGCAAGGCGAACAGCCCCCGCCGCCCGCTGATGGAGGCGCACCGCAAGGACCACAGGTAACCATCGGTGAGATCGTTCCTGCGGACGAAGAAGACATGAACGATTGAGAGGTACATCATGCTTGACTCATTTGAAGAATTCAAGACTGCCATCCGCACATCGCTGCGGGACAAGGTTGCAGAGCGCATAGACACCGAGCGCGAACATATTTCAAACACCCTGCTGCGGGGAGAACTACAGCAGGAATCCGAAGAAGAAACCAGGTCAAACGCAGACGGAAACTAAATAATGAAGTCCCATCAGGAGAGAATGCACATGGAAATCAACAAGCAAATTGCAAAGGCACTACTGAACAAGAGTTTCGCTGAGGCGAAGGAATTTGTGTTCAAGTCACTGTATGCCAAGGCTTCACTCGCACTTGATGAGGCGCGGTTTGTTGTTGCCAACAGCGTGTTCAACGAAGCCGCGAAGACCACAGGCGTTCCCGCAGGTGCAAGCGAGGACAAGTTTACCGCTGCCCGTGCAGAGATCAAGAAGGCTGGTCACAAGGCTAAACTGGGCAAGGGCGTTCCTGCTGGCAGCATGAAGGAAGAAGTCGATCAGTTGGATGAAGTGTCGCCTCCGGGCATGGAGAAGATGACAGGCTCCAAGAAGACCAAGGCTTCGTTCGCCAAGCAGTACGGCAAGCGCGGCAAGAGCGTCATGTACGCCACCGCTTGGAAACTTCACAACAAGAAGATGTCTGAAGGTTACGGCGCACCTGGCACAAAGGAATACGGTTCTTTTGTGAACAAGGTTCAAGACGATTTTGCCAAGCGAGAGAAGGCTCGTTCTGATGCAAAGAAGCAGCAGAAGGCTGATGCAAGAAAGGCAAAGAAGAGCGCATGAAACTCATCACCGAAACAGTAC